AACTACTAAGCGGCGCTTAAAGGATGGCATTCCTTCTGTCTATGGCTGGTTCTATAGCCACTCAAAACAAACAAGCTATAGCTCAGTCATTTGTTGTTGATAAGAAGAGTGTCCAAATGCTTTCAAACTTCGTTAGAGATAATACGAAGAAGTATTGGAAGCCAATTGCCGGTGCCGTTGTTGTAGGCACCTGCGTCTACGGAGCCATAAAGATACGATCGGAGATTCTTTTGGCTCGTGAGGAACTTAAGTTTGCCCCTACTACCTTTGAGGTTGAAAACCTCAGCGTGAATGCCTCTGTTCCAGAGGTAGGCGCGTCACTCGATGAGGGTTTGTTAGGACAGCTTGATGAACTCAAGGAGACTTTACTGGATTGCGAAGCTGAGCTTGAAGAGTGTTTGGAAGTCGATGATACTTTCAAAGACCAAAATGAAAAGAATGTCGACATCGAGCAAGTTGCAGCTATCGCTGAATGTAAAGATGAGACAGTTAAGAAGGCCATGATTGATAAGCATGACGCTGAACTTGTGAGGAAGTCTAGAAAGAGAGTCCGTAAAATGTATTTGCCATTAGCCTGTAAGGCTATGGTTGCAAAAATACGGGCAAGTTTCCCTATTCCTGATGGTACAGCATTGCAACAAAAGGCCATGTCTCTCTACCTCGCTAAAGAGGGCAGGAAATTGAAAATGCGTGAATCACAGTTAGCGGTATTAATACCGAGAGCTGTGGCACTTGCTTCTGTCCCTAGTGATGCACAAATTGATATGAGGGTTTTAATGGCAATTGAGCCAGTAAAATTCAAGTATCAAAAGATGAAGTGGGGTGGAGTAGTGAATGAGAAAAGCTGGTTATCCAGACTTGTTTCTTCACTGCCCAACATTCAATAGGGGTGCCTAATCAAGACTCAAGGGTTTGACACACAGATCAATTATCAGTGTACCCCTGAGATGGAGGTTCTTGATTGGGATTTCAGTAAAGAAGTAGGTAAAAGAAGTGTACTTAGTATTGGTTCTCTAGCTTTTAGTCAGAGATACGGAGTGCATAACAACAGCTTAGCTAACCTCGGGCGAGCATTGCAGGAACGAGTGTTTCTTGTGCAGGGTAAGAATGGTCTTGAAAAACCACCTCGCCCTGTGAAAGATGCATTTCGGCTAGGTCAATTTCGAGAGTTGTGGGTTTCTAACCTACAAGGCTGCCACCGTGTATCCCACGACTTGGTCGTGCGTGCGTACAAGGGTCGTAAAGCCTCGCGCTATTCTAGTGCGTTTGACTCCTTGGAAGAAAACCCAGTAAGCTTTGAGGACTCCAAACTCACTGCTTTCCTGAAATGTGAGAAAACTAATTTAAGTGTCAAGAGTGATCCAGCACCAAGACTGATTCAATTTCCCAATCCGCG